TAAAATTAAAGTTGGACATGCTAATATTAGTCAAATTAAAGTCGGAGATATTGTAGATGTCGAAATAAAACAAGAAAACATTCCTAGAAATCAATATTTAGTTTTGGAAATAACTCATTCTATTACAGGGCTAATGGAATTAGAATTAGGAAAATACACTACTAATATGGAAGATAGATTTTCCGAACTTTCTATTGATGTAGATACTGCCCAAACTCAACAAAACAATACAAGTAATGAATTAAATATTGGTCTTGGCTTTTTAGAAACCATTAAAATTAAACCATTACGACTATTAGTTCGTAAAAGAACAACAACAGGTTCAATGACGCTTGGTTTCACGACAGCGTTAAATACCGGAACCGCACCACTTGGATTTACAGGTGGGGCTTCAATCGTCTATACTGACTTAGTGGAGGAAGAATTTTGATAACTGACCTATTACGAAACAAACTTGCAGAATACATAGTAGCAATAGTAAATGATGCTGATGCCGAAGGAGATGTAGGATTAGGTGGTAATTCAACAAGTCCTGCCGCAACTGCTTTAGATGTGCCATTGGGCGTAACTACTTCTCAATATACAGCAACCCGTTCAACTGGTAATGTAATAGAAATTAAATTATCCGTAGAAGGTGCAAATATTACAGGAAAAGTTATTAGAGAAGCAAGTTTTGGGGCAAATGAAAATAATTTTTTAAGTGACGGAACTGATGATATTATGATTTCAAGAGTTAATTTTTCAGGTGTTGGCCCGTTTGCATCTAATGAAATATTAGAAATCTTTTTAATGATAGAGGTGGAATAAAATGGTAGAAAATAACCCGCATAAAATTTCAACAATGGGAACTGGTAGTTCTTTAGCAGCAATTACAGACGCTTCGGATTTTCCCCATACGGGTTTAATTAAAGGTCTTTCTCAATTAGCAAGACAAAACATTGTAGTAAGAAATAATTCTAATGATTTTGATATAACTCAAGCATCGAGCGGTAATGTAGTTCAAGTAAGTGCTGGAACTTATTTACGAGATGGTAAGTTATTTACTGCGAGTGCGGCTAATTTTACTATTGGCACAACAAGTAATGACACCAGTTTATTAGCCCATTCTCAATTTGATAAAGGTTATCATTTACTTGTAGTAAACTCTTCAAATGCAATAAAAATAAGACAGCCAACAGTAGCAAATAAAGTTCCCGATTATACTTCGGGCGACACTATTATTGCAGTTATTGAAATATCTTCAACTACTAGTGATGGAAGTCGTAATGTTCAATTTTTAACCACAGATAAAGCCGCAAATAGTTTAAGTATTGCATATGATAATTCCAATGTTTATACAGAAACAATGTCTGTTATTGGAGATGCAGATAGAACTACATTCAAAAATAAAATTGCTAATGCTGATATTAGATTCGTATTAGCGGATAATACTGCTGATGAAAAGTTTGAGATTTTAACTGATGATGATTCCGACGGAGATGAAGGAGATACTTCTGTTTTCTCTGTTGATGGATTAGGTGCAATTGAAGTTAATGCTGATTCAGTAACTACTGATAATGTTTTAGATGTTACTGCTGATGGTTTAACTACTGGTGCGGCATTAAACATTATATCCGATTCTTCTTCTACCGCAACAAGAAACATTGTTTATATTAAGAACGACCACGCTTCGGCGGTTAATGCCACAGTATTGAAAGTAGAAAGCGATGCTGATAGTGAAAGCCAAGCCCCTGTATTTCATGTTAAAACAGCAGGTGCAGGTGCGGCAGTATTAGTTGAATCAACAGAAGATTCAGTTGATGAAGCACCGGAAATACATATTTATAGAAATGCTGGTGCTGGAACTGCTAGTGATGATTTAGGAACAATTAGATTCTACGGTCAAGATGATGCCGATAATAAGTTTGAATATGCTCATATTTTTGCTGATGCACATACCGTAACTAATGGGGCAGAAAAAGGTAGAATGTTACTTAGAATGAAGTCGGCAAGCACTTACATGAATTGCCTACAATTAGAAACAGGTATAGTTAGAGTCAATGGTTCTAATCAAGACATTAACTTTATTCATACTGCCGACGATGGAGGAATAAATTTCTTTTCCGATGCTGGAACTAATAAAATAGGTATTGGAACTTCTACACCTAAAACTAAATTAACGGTAGAGGGCGCAATTACTCTAAAAGAACAAGCAACTGCTGATACTGATACTGCGGCTTACGGGCAAATATGGACTAAGACCGCTACTCCAAATGAACTGTATTTTACCAATGATGCAGGTAATGACATTCAATTAACTAATGGCGCAACAGGCCCACTATTAACTGGAAAACATACAATTTGGATTCCTTCTTCGGCTATGACTCCAACATCTACTGCGGGTTGTTCAGCATTAACTTTAGTTGAAATATCAGCAGGTAATCCCGAATTACAAGTATTGGATTTTGCGGCTGATGCAGATGACAATGCTCAATTTACTGTTGCTTTTCCTAAATCTTGGAATGAAGGACAAGTGAACTTTCAGCCGTTTTGGACTGTTACTGGAACAAATACTGGGGATGTTGAATGGAACTTAACTGGAACAAGTATTGCTAATAATGCGGCAATAAATACTGCTTATCCTACTGCTAGTGTTTCGGCAGGGGTTGCTCACAGTGGAACAAGTAATGATTTGAATGTCGGTGATGTATGTGGTGGTTTAACAATAGGAAACGCCGCAGTAGATACAGTTACTTATTTTAAATTATCAAATGATACAGGTTCATCTACCCAAACAGGAACAGCAAGGCTAATTGGAATTAAATTATTTTATGACATTGTAGCGGGGAATGATGAATGAGTTTTGGCTATTCTATTCTCGGTTTTGGTGCTTATCCATCGAGAGGTGAACCTGCTATTACTAATTTAGTAATTGAAGATGAAAATGGAAATGACAACAGTTACACTAAAGTAGAAAACTCAAGTGGTTCTAATGCTACCACACATAATAATGCTTTTACTAATCCTGTTGAATTAGTTGGGGGAGTTTCGGGAGGATATACTATGACTTTAAAGTTAAACTCATCTTTTACAGGTAGTGCGGCCTCTTTTGCTTGGTCTATTACAGAAGTAGATGACCCATTGAACATTGTTTCTATTTCAACAACAAGTGCTAGTTCTGCTGATTTTGATGCAGTATTTACTATTTCGGCGGCGGCGGCTCAAGGGCAACCTCCTGTTAATTACACTTTTGCGGTAGCAGTAACTAATTCTAATGGAGATACTACAACAACGACTTACTCTAATGTTTTAATGATAGTTCCGTGATTACTATGTCTAAAGGAGAATTAATTAGAAATATAGGCATTGCTATTATTGTAATTAGTTATCCTTTGTCAATGTATTTCGGTCATATTATTTATTGCGAATTATGTTAATTGGCGAGCGTGACAGGAATCGAACCCGTATCTTCGGCTTAGAAGGCCAAAATGCTATCCATTACACCACACGCTCAATAAAAAATGAAGAAAACTATTAACTTGTTTTTGCGAAAAAAAATCCATAAAAAAAGGGGACAGGCTGACCCGAAGGCCAACCTATCCCAATTTAATTTTATTGAGTCTTTACGCTCCAAATAGCAAAACACTCTCTACATTCCCATAGTTTAACTTGGTCGCTAGAACCAACATAAAAACCTAATATACGCTTCGCAAGAGTCTTTTCTCCGCAACTCTTACAAGTTTGCTTTAAACTCATTTTTGCTCGCCTTCTTTATTATCCCCAAGTAATCGCTTAATATACTCATCAACACTTTGTTCAGTGATATTAGAACCACCAAACGCTGCGAAGAATAGCAACGAAACGATTATTAGAAAAATAAATAGGCCAATCCATTCTGTTGTAGACATTACCAATCAACTCCTAAATCCATAAACTCTTCTTTCTCAATAGAAAATGCTTTTACAATACCATTCTCTTTTCCATACCCCCACAAATCATATACTAATTGCGTGTCTTTCATACAATATTCTACTACTTCATCATATTTTCCCATTTTCCATAACTTAGGAGCATCTGCACTATCCATAAGTTTAGCGTCATCCATAGTGCATTTAACTAAGTTTTTCAATTGAAACCTTTCACCGTGTCCTTTGAGTAAATCCTTGCTTGTATCAATATACTGTTCTTCATTCAAATACTTATGAATGCAATAAATATCCATTGAATCTCTAAGTATTGGTAAATCAAACGCTACTATATTATGTCCGAGCAATTGTCCTCCTTTTTGAAAGTGGTCGTCTAAATCATATTTAAGTTCTTGTAGGGATTTAACCACATGTCCACTTTTTGCGAAAGTATCTACTGGTTCATCAACATAAACCGTTCCAGTGTTTCCATCCCAAGTAGCGACAGTTGAAACTTGAAACATATGAGTATTGGCAAATCCGCCAATCTCATGAGACATGTTCTTTGTTTCAATATCTAAGGCTAATACCGACATAAACATCACGAGCCGTTAGACCAAAGTTTTGAAATCTTTGCACTTTCTTCATCAACGGGTTCTTCTCCGCCGATTCTTCGGCTTAAAAAGGCGACAATACTTGTTCCTGCTACTGATAGCATGGTAACAGGAAACCACCCTTCATCACCGTAAGTATCTAATGTTTCAATTATTACTTTAGGCCCTTTTGTTATGTCAAAGATGACATATGTATTTTCGTATTTCATTTTTTCACTTCCTTTAATTTAATGTAATTCTGTCTACCTTGTTTCTGGATTTCAAAATATGTTTGGATTTTATCTTTAAAATCTCTATTTACTTGAGCGTTGGATTTTTTAACAACTTTACACATTTGAGCAATATACAACTTTCGATTAACCCAACCGTCTTCTGTCTTTTTCGCCATCTCTTCGTATTTTTCTTTGAATGGCTTTGTATTGAAAACGGGAGAGGCCATACGCTTCTCCTTTAGGCTCCGTTCAAGCCATTCTACCAGTGACATATAACATTGTCGGGTGATAGCCCCTGCCTGTCTAACATTTTGCCCCGTAACTTCAAACCTCTTTGATTTATCTTTAATGTAAGGGGCTTGAGCAATTGAACACAATACTGCTAATTTACAAGTAATTATGTATAGTCTGTTAATAAACAAGTTTGCTACCTCTCTTACAAACAATCCACAATCGTTAATATAACCAACCATGTTCTCATATTCTAAATCCAATAGGTCATTAGCGGAATCAGTATAAGTCATCATAGTGCATTTAGTTTCAATCTCTGATTTACCATCTTTCTTTTTTTCTTCATATCTCTCTAATACCAAATCATACATTTTCATAAACTCATCCGAAAACTTATCCATTGGGCCTTGTCGGTCTTTGAACTTACCAAACTTAGCAATCTTTTTCTTTCGTATATTATGCTGAATGGCTTCGGGAACTTCTCGAATATAACAAAGCATTCTTTGAAGTAATCCTGTTTCTGTCATAATTCTGTTTAGTTCGGTTGGAGGATAAGTCATAGCCAATACAGAACGCTCTCCAAATGTCTCAACAATATCTCCTTCTTTCAATTGCTTTTTCATTACCCAAGAATCACCATGTAGTGTATTTAACATAGTATTTAGAAATACAACCATATCTACTTGATGAGAATTAGGGCTAAAAATACCAGACCGTTCAAACTCATCCCAATGTGCTAAACCACTTCCTTCTAAAGCACCGTTCATTTTAACTGAAATCTTCTTTCCAGTAAAGCGAGAGTTCCCGTTATCATCTGTTTCCATTTCATCTTGTAGTGCATAATGCCCAACAAGTGCGGCTGATGTTGCTACTTGAACAGAAAACACATCAAACTTCTTTCTTGCATAGTGCAACTTAGGCTCACCCCTTAATTTGGGGTTTTGGTGGTCGTCTGGGTGTTTTTCAATGTTACCATTTTCATCTCTTACGGGAACTTCTTCATTCAAATTAAAAGGATGCTTTTGTTTTGCATTTATCTTTTCAAATACACTTCTTGCGATAGGCTGAACAAAATTAGACAATACTGTTTTACCTGTTCCAGAAGTTTGTATATGTAGAAAATGTATTCTACTGTCTTCATATTCTTCTTCAAAGGGTATTGCAATAAAATCTTTACATATCTGCCCAAGTATTGTAAAGAAACTACAAACAGCAGGAGTTTCATTATAGTGCGATATATTCATCGCTGACTTTTGAAACTGCTGAACAACAGCCGGAAGGCTTTGTTGAAAAACAGCACTCGCTTGTTTATAATCCTCAAAGATTTCATTTTCATATTCTTCATCATATTCATCATTCATATTTTCACCTTCTTTTCTGAGTTTAAAGTATTTAGAATGCGAGAGGCTAATACTAAGCCAATGCCTTCAAGGAACTGTAATTCCTCTTCTGTTTGTTCTCCTATTTCCATTACGGAACCATACTCTTTAATCAAGAGTTTGGCTTTCTTTATTGATACACCTTTGATACTTGTAAGAACATCAAGTCTCAAATCATCGGTAGTAACCCTTTTGAATACTTCGGGTCGTATTACATCTCTTTGTATCGGTTTCATTTTACATATTGCAGTAATAATTAAAGATGCTTCTTCTTCTGTCGGAACCCAAAAAGCCTTTATATCAGTATCTAATGTAATTCTTCCTATTGCACCCAAAAACTTATTGTTTAACATAATACTTCTTGCAGGTTCTTGTATGTTGGCTTTTGAATACTTTTTAGTATTGAAGATGGCTTCTTCAATAGTGCCATAGATAATAACTACATTTGTTTTGTAGTGCCTATCCATGTTGTCTATTTGAGTCCAAAGTCTTTTACTTATTACTGAACCTAAGAAGTCAGTTGTTGATTTTGCTTCAAAACAAACATCATCAAATACATAATCTCCTATTTCAAGCCACTTCTTTTCTGTTTGAATATTAAGGGCCTTCGCTTTACTCTCCACCAGTTTTACCAGTTTCGAGCCTTCTTTTTCTCTACTGTCTATAATTAACATGTTATTCCTCCTTATCTAAAAAGGTCGGGTATCGCCAACACTTCCCCACGCAATACCCATCGGGGATTAGCACAGTTTTACAATGTGGTGTTTTGTAATTACCAAATACTGTAAATCGTGCATGTTTTCTTGTTTCATATTCATTCCAGTCTAGCCATATTCCTTCATTCTTTTTTACTAAGTCTTTTATTTCTGATACTATTATATCTAATACTTGTTGCTTTTGTTCTGTTGTTGTTAATTTTCTTCTTTGGGTTAATAAATCTCTATACCAAGAAACAAGGTATGCTCTTGCCATATGAGAAGGATTCTCTACCATGATAGCATTATGCAAACATGGCAGTATTGGTAATTTTCCAGTATATTGAGGCACTGAAACCTCGCCTCCAACCTCTTCAATGGGGGGCGCATCGGGAAACTTGACCTTCTTTTTGCCACCTTTTCGGAAAGGAATAAGCCTCTTACTTGATGCTAAAGAGAGAATGCGGCTTATGTCTTTTGAAAGGTCTTCTTCAAGCAAAGGTATGCAATAGTAAGGATTACCGTTACTATCAGCCGAAGCCATATTTACAGTATTTGGCACTCTTCTTAGACGAGTCTTTTGTCCGACCCTATCATCAAGAGTGATGTCATTACCTACCTTTGAAATCAAATATGATTTTATCTCTCTAAAGAAATATTGAATACTTCTCATTTCTTCTACTATTTCTCCAAAAATAAACATATGAAAACCACGACCTGAGAAAAATAATGTATATTCAAATTCTTGTTCTAATACCAATTCCATTATTACTTTAACATCCCTAAAGGCTTTTTCAATTCTCTCTCCGTGTGCATCAAAATCAAGAAAGATTCTATCTAATACTACTGAAGAATCTATTTTTGCAGTTTCCGAAAAATGTTCAAAATCATATACTGTTGTATATACATTAGTTCTATTATTTTGAACCGTAATAAACTCGGCATATTCATCTCTCGTCAAGACTACTCTTCTTTTCATTTGTGGTGCGTTCTTTATGTGACTTCCCGCCCACACTTCTCTCGGATATTTCATTTTCATTCCCCTTAAAATCTACTGTTGCTGTATTTAGCATATTTCTAATTACTCCGGCTATTTCACCGGAGAGTTTAATTTTTATTGCATCCCGCATTACATCTTCAAATGTGTGGCCTACGAAACCCTCATTTATTTTTACTTCTCGAATAAGTTCAAACCTTTCAATAAGTTTTGATTCGCTATATATTTCATTACATAAAGATTCAATCGTATTTTTGAGATTTGATATTTCAGTAAATGTCCAAGACTTTGCTAAAACTTTTAGTTTAATCATTTCATCATTCATATTTTATCGCCTCAAATCTATTCAACAAGGCTTCCGCATATCCTTTAATATCATCATCATGTCTGCCAAGATGTAGTAAAATTGTTATTGCATCTTGAGCAACTTTATGTATATCATCCATTTAATCACACCCATGTATCTTCTTGCGCCGCATCACATATTCCAAAGAAACTACAAAAAGAACAAGTCTTGTAGAAAAACTTTGTAGGGAATTGCTTACGCTCATATGCCCAAATCAACTTTGCTATATTATTCATAACAGAAGTCATTGAACGAGTCTTTACAGGTTGAGCAAAGACATAATTTGAAACAGGATAATACCAGCCCCAATGCGTAACAGGAACATTAGGTTGTAGGCCATTCTTAATCAATACTTCATCTTCAGCATTTTCAATAAGTAATTGATAGAAAGCCATTTCTTTTCGCATCATTGTTGCTTTATAATCTTTCCACGCACCTGTTTTAAACTCAAAAGGAACATATCCTCCATTTTCCATAAAAATTCGGTCAATGATTCCTTGAATGTGAATCTTGTAATCTCTCTTTAATGGAAACTTAGGGTTAATGTTTTTCGCTATTGTTATTTCTGCATCGAACATTCCCTCGTTACATACAGGTAAGTATTCTTCTGTCTTATTTTCTGCCCTTGATTCTAAGTAGCGGTTTGTTTCAAACGATGCTATGTTCAAAGAAATATCATAGTATTCATCAATGGGTGTCATTTCTGTAATATATTCTCCGACTTCATCAGCCGTCATTGTTTCTGCTTTTTTAATATCAAAGTCATTAAAAAAGTCCTCTCTATGATTATGTAGGACAGTTCCCTTACGCATAGCCTCCGTTTGGTCTTGAGGCAATCTTTGAATGTATGAAAAGTCATACTTTTTATTGCACCAGTCAAAACTCCCAAGAGAAGACTTAGTTATTTTTAGTATGGGCATCGAAGGGTCATCGTAATTCTCCGGTTTCCAGTCATAGGTATATTCGCTCATAGCGGAAATTACCGCATTATATTTTTCATCTTGTTCCATTTTAAAACCAATCCTCTAATTTTGTCTGTAATTTTCCTGTTCTTATACTTGATAAGTCCCAATCCATAGCCCGATAAATAGGCTCGGCCTTTTTCAAGACCTGTTCTGCGTAGTGTTCCCAATCCGGTTCATAATTATCAAAGTCTTCATAGGTAGTGCCGGACATATATTCCACCACTTTTTCTTCCTTAGTCAATGGGTTTATGAATGTATCGTTATGATTAACTTTCATAAATAAATACGAATCATCAAACTCCATGTCATGTTTTTGTTTAGCGTAAAGAACACCGGCAATACCGGAACCTACACTTGGTTTTTTATTTTGTAATGTAACAAATTGACTTGTATCTGTTCCACACTTCAAACACCATTTAATATCTAAACATTCATGTAATCCATACTTGGAATTACATTCATTACACTTTACTGTAAATCTGTCACTCTTCAATCTACTTCTTTTGATTAGAGAAGATACAGGTATTTCTCCTCTTAATACAGAAGCATATAAGTTGAATAGCCTAATGTTTATCTTTCCCAACGGTTCTTGATTTACCCATTGTTTAAGTGCGCTCGTTTGAATCTCTTTAGCAAAAGGAGTTTCACTCACCCTTTTGGCTGTAAATCCAGTCATTGTGAACTTAGGTTCTTTTAACCATTCTCCATCATCCCAAGTAATCATACCAGCATTTCTATTCTTTGTTGTTCCAACACCTAATGCGGAGTAATACTTTTCAAACTCTAATACAACAGGGTGCTGTTCAAGACCCATTACATTAGGAAAATGTTCTCTTACTGATGCTTCAATCTCTTTAATAGATTCTTGCGCTTCTTCAACAGAATCTATTTGAACATAGATTGAATCAGTATGTCCATATACTACCTTCATACATAATCATCCCAAAAACTTTTTGGTTTATTATATGGATTTTTACCCATAGCCGCTTCGTGTCGTCTTATATCGTCTTCGTGCATAGCACAATTTATTCCGAAACGCATTTCCCAATTGCTTCTTTTGTGTTCTCTAATAACCTCTTGTATTAGAAATAAGATTTTTTGCATAACTTTTTTCATTTAATCACCCCAAATAATAAGAGAACTTAGCCGCAGGTGCGTCATGTTGTTCTTGTAGTTCTTGAATTGCCTTATACATCTTGATAAGTTCTTTATTATCCTTATACAAGTCAGCCAATTCTTCTTCAATCATCTTAATTTTCTTTTCCATTTCTTTTAGTTTGTTCATATTACCACCGTAATTATTGTTATAATGGTTGCTATGTTCACGATATTTACCATCATCAATATCTTATTACTTCTTGCTATCATAGCCAGCAATTCTTCTAATAACTGATTAGTCCTGTCCATCATCATTATTAACACCTTGTTCAATTTCAGTAATAATAGCATTACGCTTCAAGTTATTCATCATTTGAAATATTTCTTTTACTTCTTGTAAAGTAATATCCCAAGTCTCTTCTGTATCATACGATACTTTAACAGTTACATATTTAATTTTCATCTTTTTTCCTCCAGTATAGATTAACCTTTCCTCTTTTTTCTTTCCTGCATATTTGGGTAAGATACATACCAACAGAATAACTATTAGTAATGTAATGACTATTAGTTTTTCTCGCATCTAATACAGCATAATATATATCCTTTGAAGTAAAAGGTTCAGGGTAATCTTTAATTGCTTCTCTAATCCATTTTTTCATAAAAGTATTTATCTTTGACATATCATTTCCTCCGGTATGTTGAAGTTTTCACCCAATAAGCATGTCTTTTACAATACGATGCTATTTGGGTATTGCTCCCAATCATTTTACTTAGGCCTTTCTTAGCAATTATTTTATCTCTTACTTCATCCACAGTAAAAGGCGAAGTAAGTTCTTTTATTGCTTCTACTACCCATTTTTCTATTAGTTTCATTTATTCATCTCCTTTTTATAAAAGTCTTCAATCTCCTTCCAAGCCTCATATAGTGGTTCAAAAGGCCCCATTTTGATTTCTTCAAGTTTATTCTTTTTCAGTTTGTGAGCATTTAACACATTCTTCTTGAAGGCTTCCTGTGCTTTTGGTGTCATTCTCGTCAAATGGTAGCCCTCACATAGTTCGCAATAATAGTAACTAAGTTTAACACCATCTTTCTTTTCTTTTAGCATATATTGATGAGCAACCGTAGCATTAGGATATATTATCTTTCCACATCTCATATTTTCATCTCCATGATATTTTCAATCGCTGTATTATATTTTTCTAGCATATCGGGTGGGCTAAAGTAAAGGGATTGTGCAATTACAAATACAACATACCAACTTGTATCAAACACCCAATTGTTTTTTGCTGTTGTATATGTAGAAAATTTAGGTTTTAGTATTCCAAACAATTCTTGTCCTAAAAGACTCTCCCAATTTGTATTGGGGTCGTCAATTAGTTTCGCCATTAAACACTGAAAACTGTAAATGTCATCAATCATACTTTCATCTCCTTTGCTTTGAATGCCGCTAATCTAATTGCTTCTCTCGCACTTGCAGTAATGCTTGCGGCTAAATTAACATCAGCCCAACCAAACCCTTGAAATGCAACAATGCCATAAAAAGATGCCATTAATCGCTTTACAGCCATTTGATTGTTATTCCACTTAACTACTTCCGAATCGTTTCCGGCCTCTCTTGCTTCTCGCATAAGACGCTTATATTCATTTCGCAACTCTTTCAATTCAAGAACTGCTCTTGGCAATAAACCCAATTTATCTGTTTTGTAATACAACATATGCTTTCTTGTTACAGGGCTAAAGTCTCTTGGAGTTGCGATATTAACTGCAAACTCTGTCGGTTCTTCGCTTTTAGTTTCAAATGAAATATTGCGAGCAATCATCATTGATGGGTAAAGACCAGCAAAATCAAAGGCGGCTACATTCAAATGTAATCCGTTTGTTCCTTCACTAAGCGGGTCATAAATCATAGCACCGTCATAAGTTTCTCTTTTATCTACTTTACTTCCAGTCTTACAAATCCAATCAGCATTACGCATAAAGTAAATAGAACCCATGTGACTCGCATAAAAACACGCTTCAAATGGTGCAACCAGTAATCTTTGTAATGCAATAATCGCTTCACTACAAAAGTTTGTTTCATCAATCTTTACAAGCAATTCAACATCTATCAAAGCATATTTCAAATAGGCTTCTGTATCTTCAAGCCAACCTCTACGATAAAACTCATTCGGGTCTTCAAAAATAGTTTCTTTTGATTTACCTTCACCGAATAATGTTTGAGATACAAACTCAAGACTCATTGATGGTAATGTTCCTCTTTGCGAATCATTCCATTGTCTCTCAAAAGCCAAGTCTAAATTGAGGGTTATGCGACCCCCTAATGGTTGTTGTATCGGGGAGAATCCACTTTCAGCCTTACTGAAAACAAAGCCGTTGCCGGTCTTCTTAACGCCTTCTATTCGGTTAATTGGAGACATACGCATAGGATTGATACCCAATGCACAGCACCTTTCAAGCAATTTAGGCAAATCGAACTTAAGCCCAAACCATGCTATTAACATATCGGGGTCTTTATCTATCATAACATTGATAAATGATTCAATCATTTCTTTTTCATTATCAAAAATATATCCTTCATAGTCGTCATTAAAACTTACTCTTGTTGGGTCATTAGGAAACCAAGCCCATTGATAGTAGTTCTTATCATAATTATCATACATTACAATAGTAGTAATCTTATCATGGTGTTCTCCACCTTGTTGCCATTCCATATCCCAATACCATTTACGCAGTTTATATTCGGGTAATTCATTCAAGTTATCAATAGCATAACGAAAACCAAAAGGAACATCTGCTTCATATGTTTTATTCCACATCTTACGAGATTTATAAATATCAGTTGCTTGTTCAACAATAACTTTCTTCAAGGACTTTCCTTGAAGTGAAACCCAATCACCCTTTTCATATGTAAAAGAACGAGAAATGTATTTGTTCACTGTATAGTTTTCAAATTCAAACTCATCGTCTTCAATAAAGAAATACGGTTCATGTGCTTCAAGTTTAAACTTTCGCTCTCCATTTTCTCTCCATGCTGTGTAAATATGTTTTTCATCTATACATTTACTAATTATCATTCTAATTTCCTCCCGAATACGGGGCTTTTAATATCATTCTGTTATTGGCTACAATGATTAACGGGAACTCATCTTTCACATAAAAGTTAAGAGTCTGTCCTTTTTCAAAGAAGTTATGTAACGGCCCCGAATACTCAAGGGTTGCATCTTCTCCAATAGTTGATTCTAATTCAATTTCTTGTTCATATTTATTAGAAGCATTTGCTCGACTCGAAAAGGTAACATTACCATCAAGATAATCCAACTTATACACTCCACTCTTAACCAATTCACAAAGGCTAATCGCTTCACTATAAATATCACTATTCAATTTAAATGCACCTTCAAAGTTAGTAGAACCAAAAGACCAGAGTTTTTCTAAGTCCTCTTCATATGAGATATGCTTTATCATTTCCCTAATACGAGAGATTGCATCCATGTTTGGATGATTTACTACCATAGGTAAAGAAGCCTTCTTTGTTCCAGAAACTAGTTTCAAATAATCTCCACTCTCAAACAATACGCTTTCTCCAAACTTCTTTAGATATGGAATAATAAAATTCGCATCACCAATAAAAGCACCATTAGTTAATCCTTCTACTTCCAGTGTAATATTCATTCCGAATGTAGCATCACCATTCCATATCTCCAAAGAATTGTCATTAAGTGTCATATAAAAGTAAGACCCCATCTTAGAAGATGATAGCCCACTATTACCAAGATACTTTCCTTTTCCTTGAATGTCTGTTAATGCTTTCTCCATTTCTTTATTATTTACTACGAATTTCAAATCTTACCCTCCCTTAATTCAGGAACACCGTTCCATTGAATATTAGGGGGAGTTCCTTCACGCACAGTCCATTTCTTTCCAACTAAATTACCATTGGTTCTTGAACCAATCAATTCAGCACTGAAATGCAACTCGTTCTTTACTTTCTTCTTTGAACAATAAATCTCTTGTTCAAGTTTTCCGCCCCAATCTTTCCAAGCAGGTTGCACACCAACAGGTGAATTATCAACATACTTTTCAGTTTCGTGAGTAATGTAAATTACATCACAGTTCAATTGGTAAATTGCTTCCAATAGGAAATAGAAAGTCTTGTTTCGACTACCATACATAAATGGCATAATCTTTGTAACTACTCTTGGATTAGGATTAACCTTAAGCATACAACTATCGAACCATGTATCTACACCATCAATAACAAATACAACATCTTCTCCTGCTTCAATTTGCTCTTTGGCAAAGTTGATAAAATCAAGAGAGTTTTGTTCACTCTTATCAATATCCATAATGTTATCCTTTCGCATAACAATAGGACAATACACATTGATTCGGTCGGTTGCATCATGATGTTCAAACCATGTTGATTCAACACCTCTATCCCAATCAAGAACATAAATGTTCTTATCGGGGAAGTCTAATGCAATTCCAGTCTTTCCAGTCTTGGGT